ACTTCGAATGGTCGGCGGCAACCGATGACATCACTGATCCTGAGAATTGGAAAGCTGCCAATCCAGCGATGGGTCACACAATCAATGTGGACAACATCAAAGCTGTTCTCAATGATCCGCCTGATGTTGTGATGACCGAGGTCTTGTGCAGATGGGTAACCTCAATAAATAGCTGTGTGGATTCTGCCAAATGGCAAGCTTGCAGCGATGACACTGTTGAGCTTGATCCTGAAAAGCTGACATGGCTGGCGATCGATATCTCACCCGATAGAAAACACGCTGCATTGGTGGGAGCTCAAAAGCGAGCTGGGGATGAAGGCTTCAATGTAAAGCTGTTGCACACATGGACAAATGATCTTCAGCTCGATGACAAAGCGATCGCAAATGATGCGGCTCACTATTGCCGAAAGTACGCGATGGAATATCTGCTTTACAGCCGCCGCACATCGGGAGCTGTTGCAGCTCGAATGCAGCCAGCTGGAATCCCGATCTTCGACATGGATTCGGCGTATCCACAAGCTTGTGATGAAATGCTGGGAGCTATTAACTCAGGGCGACTTCATCACAAACCGAATTCAGAGCTGACGACACAAATGCTTTCAGCTGTGCAATTGCGGCGTGGAGATGGTGGCTGGGTCATTGGTCGCAGAGCTTCACAAGCGGCTGTGTGTGCAGCTGTAGCAACAGCTCTCGTGACACACTTTGCGACACGCCAAGAGACGGAAATTGATATCTTGGTCGGCTAGGTGTAACGCCTGAGAAAATTCAGGCATGGGATTTCGTGATCTATTTGTGCCAGCTGTGACAACAGCCGCGCCTGTGCAGACAACCGATGTTGCTGCATCGCTTGCGCCTGTCAATACCACTGATTCATTGAATTCATATTGGGTTGCAGCTGGTCAAATAGCTACACGCGAAGAAGCAATGAGCATTCCAACAGTTGCTCGCGGTCGCAACATCATTTGTTCATCGATCGCATCAATTGGCATTGAAGTGTGGGATCGCGACACTGGCATAGAAATTGAAGATGTGCCACGCGTATTTCGCACACCTGATCCGCGCATCAATGGTGCAGCAACCTATGTCTGGACAGCTGAAGATTTGCTTTTCCACGGATATGCATATTGGCAAATCACTGAGCTTTACAAAGACACATTAAGAATTCGAAGTGTGCAGCGCATTGCACCAACGCGGGTCACCATCAACACAAATGCATTGGGAACAGAGATCACTTCATACATGGTTGATGGATCATATGTACCAAATAGCGGTGTGGGTTCATTGGTCGTGTTTTATGGAAACGATGAAGGACTTCTCAATCGCGCGGGGCGAACAATTCGAACAGGCGCAGAATTAGAGAAGGCAGCTGCGACATATGCTCGCGAGCCAATTCCGTCAATGGTTCTCAAATCAAATGGCACAACATTGCCAGCTGATCGCATCAGAGCTTTGCTCGATGCATGGGGAGCTTCTCGCCGTAATCGCAGCACAGCATTTCTGAATGCTGATGTTTCAATGGAAACAATCGGATTCGATCCTGAAAAATTACAGCTCGCAAAAGCAAGAAGCTACATCGCGACAGAGCTTGCTCGCGCAATTGGAATTCCAGCATTCTTTGTTGATGCTGAAACAGGATCATCAATGACATACAGCAACAGCGAAACCACCAGGAAATCATTGCTGGACTTTTCGCTTCGACCAATGATGACAGCAATTGAAGAAAGAATGTCAATGCCTGATTTCTTGCCTTCATCACAAATTGCAAAATTTGATCTTGATTCATATTTGCGCGGCAATGCAATTGAACGAGCGAATGTGTACAAGATTCTCAGCGGCATTGTTGATGCCGAAGGAAATGCAGCAATCACAATCGATGAAATCAGAAAAGCAGAGGAGATGATCTCGTGAAGGTAACAACACCATTCAAGGTCAGTGCAGCCGATACAAATGCCCGAACAATTGCTGGTCGAATTCTCGAATTTGGCGTTGCTGCAAATGCATCAACAGGCAAAGTCATGTTCGAAAAAGGTTCAGTTGAGCCAGCATTGGTGAAGCTTAATTTGGAGCACCAATCTGATCGCCCGATCGGTCGCGCAATTGATATTTCACTTTCAGCTGATCAATCAACGATGGATGGAATTTTCAAGATTGCCAACACCACAGCTGGTTCAGATTCATTGGTCGAAGCACAAGATGGATTGCGTGACGGATTTTCAATTGAAGTTGAAGCCGAAGAATACACATGGGCTGAAGATGGAACACTTGTGATTTCAAAAGGTACTTTGACAGGCGTTGCATTGACACACAATCCAGCTTTCAAGAATGCTCGCGTTGAAGAAGTCGCAGCAACAGAAGGCGAAGAAGAAGCACCTGAAGTTTCTGAATCCGATGTGGATGCAGAAAACCAACCAACAACAGAAGGAGACGAAGTGGAAAACACCGTCACAGACGCTTCAGCCGTAGAGACGGTAGAAGCTACTCAGTCAATCAAGGCAGCTGCACCAATCGTGGGTGGATCATTCACAAAGCCACGCCTTGAATTCACAGCTGCAAAGTATGTGGAAAACACAATTCGCGCAGCAATGGGCGATGAAGATGCTCGTCAGTATGTTCGCGCAGCTGACAACACAACCGACAATGCTGGTCTTGTACCAACACGCCAGCTTTCAGAGGTTGTCAATGGACTTTCAACAATGATCCGTCCATCAATCGATGCAATTTCTCGTGGCGCATTGCCTGATGCTGGAATGACTTTCGAAATTCCAAAGATCACAGTTGCACCAACAGTTGCTGTGACAGCTGAAGATGGCACACCATCAGAGACAGATCAAAATTCTGCCTTCATTTCTGTGGATGTAAAAACCTTCTCAGGTCAGCAAACCTTCAGCACACAAATTCTCGACCGCAGCTCTCCAGCATTCTTTGAGGAGCTTGTACGAAATATGGCGGCAGCTAAGGCAAAGGCAGAAAACGCATATGTTTCAGCTGCACTTGTATCAGCTGCAACAGCTGACGGCACAACCACAACAACATATCCAACAGCCGCAGAGCTTCTTGGTGTTGTAGCTCGTGGAGCTGCATCAGTTTATGGTGCAACAGCTGGTCTCCCAAATGGTTTCGCAAAGAACATCATCATGGGAACAGGTCAATGGTCAAATGTGATGACACTGAATGATTCAGGTCGCCCAATTTACACAGCACAGCAACCAATGAACGCTGGCGGCGTTGCTCGCCCAGATTCATTGCGTGGCAATGTCGCAGGTCTCGATCTATATGTTGACCCATCACTTGCTGGCACAGATGCTGACGGCACAATCTTGATCGTGAACCCAGATGCTTACACATGGTACGAGGGAAATACATATCGCCTTCGCGCTGATGTTGTGGCTTCAGGTCAGATCACTATCGGTTACTACGGATACGGAGCATTAGCGACAAAGATTGCCGCTGGAGCTTTCAAGAATAACAAGGCGTAATCGCCACAAACTAATCATCGGACGGGCTCTCCCGATCTCGTCCGAGCAGAATATAAAAAGGAGAAGTGCTCATGCCATCAATCGTCACAGCTGCACAGTTGCGAACCGTACTTGGTGTGAGCACTTCTCTTTATTCTGATGCTTATCTTGACGAAATTATCAACACAGCTGAAAGCGTGATCTTGCCATTGCTGATTGCAAATCACGAATGATTGCATCACCTTCTTTTTTTAATATATCCTGTATTACAATTTCTAATTGCATTGATAGTTTACATTTTCAATTAACTGAATAGTAAAGTTAAAAACATATCCTACTAAATTATCATCGTATTCGTGAATAATTTCTTTCCTGCTCACTCTCCCTAATGCAGTTTTATTTTTTGGATGCTTATTTAAGTTAGTGATAAATTTACTATATATCACTTGCATATTATCTAAAGCATCAGTATATATAGATTGTGAATCTACTGCATTAATAATATCATCAGTAAACGGAATTGTTGTAGTAATTTCTCCTACTACATCATATTGTGATGTAATAGAATTATTGATGTGAATAGTATCAATAGGATTTACCAAATGAATCCAGATGGAGGAAGGCAAACTAATCAGAGAGTGGTAACACAAGCTGAAAGTTCTGCTCCAGAAGGGCCAAGAGGAAGAATAATACACCCATCGGCAGCTCAGTATTAACTGGGTTGCCCTTGTGGCAAAATATACACATCGCAAGTGCGTGGATACCTTATCCAATAATTAAGGAATAAGTGCCGAAAACTTACAAGGCAATAGGAAATATGTAAGTGCATTTATTTTATTTTAATTATTATGTCGTATGTATTAGGACAATTAACAGCGTGTCCAACCATCCAAAGAGAACTGACAGATTATTTTATGACTTGTCCAGTTAATGAGTTTATGCCATTCTTTGAATTTTTAAACTCTCCAATCAACAATATGGGGTTAGCTCAAGAAGTAGCTCCAGGCGGTGGTAAAATCCGCACAGTAAGATTAACTTACACTCCAAGACAATTAGAATCAGCAGTTACAGTCAATGTAGCTAACCCTAAATGTAATGTATCTAACTTCATTGGAGATAGATATACTGA